ATTGAGGGCGGTAGAGGGTAGCCATTTGATGTTGGGGAAGACGTCGGACTCGTCGATGAACTGACGCATCTCCGCAGCTTTGTGGGCTCGTTTTATGGCGGTGTCGTACTCGGTGTGGAGCCATTGGTCGACATGATGGGAGACGATACCCTCCACATCCTGCTTGAACTGTTGGTAGGACTTCACCTCGCCATTCTCATCCAGCAGACGCGACGCCATGTCGCGCCCCATGCGGTGCGACTTGAATGCAGCGAACACCTGTGCGTTCTTCTTCAGTTCCTCCTTGAAGGACGACTCCTTGCGGGGTGCTTCGTATCCTACATCGATGGCCTGGTTGATGATACGGCACACCTCGGAGAAGACACCGGCATCTATGGTTGTGCGGGTGTCTATGCGTCGGCTCTGTATGTTGTGCAGAGCCTGCTCGATGATGGCAGCATCGAAGGTGAAGTCGCTCTTTACACGGTCGGTGATGGCGGGTCTGTAGAGCTCGTCGACTACCAGTCTAAATCCGCCCCCGACGGGTCGGGGGCGCGGAAGAAAAAATCGCGTACCCGCTCTTTGATGCTCCGCTTCTTCTTATCCTCGGTCTTGGGCTCCTTCTCATCGGGTGAAGGCTCTTCATCTTCCTCCTTGTCCGGTGTCTCGTCCTCGTCTTCGTTGTCGTCTATGTCGTAGGATGCCTCCGCCTTGAGTGCCTCGTAGTTCTTGGGCTTGCGCACGCCATAGGTCTCATAGAGGTAGTCATCGTCGAAGGGGAGCCCCATCTCGTTGTGCAGACGACAGTCGATGTTGATTTGTGCCGTGAGGTCCTTCTTCTTGGGTGGCACGAAGGCGAACTTGCCTCCTGTGGTGTTGATACACATGGAGGCGAAGATGTCGGTCACCTCGTAGTTCAGGATGTCGAGCACACGACGCTTGATGAAGAAGGTGATGTCGACCTCGCCCTCCTGCTGCACGGTGCCCAGCGCCTGCGTACCCGTGTCGCCGGCCTCTGTGGTCAGGGTGTTGCCGTTCACCGCCTTGCTTATCTCGTTGTTGCAGAAGGTGGAGAAGCGCTCATAGAGGTCACCGCTTGCCGATACGGTACCCGGCTGTAGGAGGTTGATGTTGGTGCCGTCGGGATGGACGATCACCCCTGCACCGCCCATGTTGTAGATATCCTCCACGAGCTTCTCGCGTGCGCGGTCGTCCCAAGCGTCGTAGGTGCCCTCGCGTACCGGACGACCGAATATCTCCGCCAGCTCTGCCCAGTCTGCCACGTTGTTGCGCTTGAGTATCACCCAGAAGGCAGCTACGGCGAGGTTGCCCAGCTGTCGCGGGTCACCGACATAGAGCAGGTCGGAGAAGTTGTCCCAGCTCTCGCCTGTGATGTCGCTCTGGTTGCGCAGGATGACACGCTGGATGGGGTCGACGTGCTTGCGGGGGATGAGGTTGTAGTTCACCCACCCCTTGTCATCGAGGTAGAACTGAAAGAGGGAACCTCCGACACCCAACCACTCGTCGTCTATGAGGTCCTCGATGAAGTGGCCGAACCAAGGGCTGTCAATGTGCTCCTGCATGGCCTCATCTACCTCGCCCTTGCGCAGGAACTGTATAGGTGTGGAGAGGATGGCAGCCTTCTGCTTGCGCAATACGGCAAAGAGGTGGCTGTCGAGCAGCACATCGTCATAGAGGTCGATGAGCTTTGCACGGCGTGGGTAGTCGATAATCTCGGCATGACGGATGCTGTCCATGTAGATAGCCACGTCGAGTCCGCCTCGGCGTGTAGGTTGGAGGACGATGGTCTGTGACGGTTGTCGTCCCACGTTGCCTCCTGTAGTTATGAGTCTCTTTTTGCGTGTCATATTAGAAGTAGTTTATGCGTTTGCGGTTACTGCGTATCTGATACTGCGAGGAGGCGTCCTGCACCTCCTGCTCCTTCTCGGGCAGGCCCTCGACGGATATCTCGCCCTTGCGCACCCCTTTGAGCCAATCCACGGCACGCTCGTAGCGGTCGGTGCGTATCTGCGACATGCTACGGGGGTTGTGTATGGCGAAGATGTGGTAGATGGCGATGTCGAGAGCCATCATCAGCACCAGCTGGTTGCGGTCGTCGCCTGTGGCCGAGAATATCTTGTCGCAGTCGTAGCGCGACGAGAGGTAGCCCCGCATCTCGGCTATGGCGCGGTCCTCGCATATCTCGACTATCTGCCTATCGGAACGTATCAGTGCGTCGAGTATCTCCTGATGTATGGAGGCGTCGTAGTCCTCCGTGTTGATGAATGAAGACATGATGGTAGTGTTTATTGTTGTCGGTATTTGTTACGTTTGGCGATAAGGGTGCGCGGTGTCGTCATCACGGGGTGCATCTCTGCGATTTTGTCGTCGATGAAGCGGTTGCCACCCTCTACGCAGTCGACACCATCGGCGTGGAACTTCAGCGACATGGTGAAGAACTTGAACTCGTCATCCAACAGTTGCATATTGGGGTCGTTGCGTTCCGCCTCGTTGAGCACCAGCAGCCCCTCGCGGTGCAACGGTTCGAGGTTGGCCTCGATACGCACCGCCTTGTCGGTCTTCTTCTTCTCGTCGGGTATCACCGAGATGTTGATGCCTGTCTCGCGAGCCTTTGCTGCAAAGGCTTTGCGGAACACCTGTTGGAAGAAGGGGTCCTGCAGGGAGTTGTTCTCCTGCACCAAGTAGACGGGGGTGCGCCCCTGTCGTTGCGCATAGAGGTAGAGCGAGAAGAAGTGTGTCACGAACTCTTCGGTGGTCATCTTGCCCAGGAAGCCTTTGATGACGTAGAGTGTGCGGTCGAGCTTACCCAAGAGCCATACGGCCTTGAGCGACCCCTGCTTGTTCTTCGCTGCGCCTTTGGCCTCCGACTGCGTAGGGTCGGCATAGATGCAGAGGAAGGGGAAGCGTCGCAGGTTGGGCACCTTGCCCCACTTGCGGGGGCCGAATATCTTGCCCTCGACGACGGGGTTGTTGAAGTACTCGGCCTGCTGTGCGCGGGTGCTTATCTTCGACAGGGCGCGGTCTATCTTCTCTTCGGTGTTCTTCTCCGGCCATGTGCTGTGCTCCTCCTTGTCGCGGATGTTCACGATATCCCAATGGTCGGCCTTGGCGCCGGCACGTGACACGCAGCAGTCCTCGGCGATGATGTTCCCGCAGAAGATGACCAGCAGGGGCTCCGAGGTGGAGCGCGTAGGATAGAGGGCATGTTCGAACCAGTCCCACTTCTTGTCGAGCACGTCGGGGTTGAGACACTCCTCGTCGGTGTCGAAGTCGTCCATGAGCAGCACATCGGGACGCACAGCCTCGTTGCGTGCACCACGCGGGGCATCACCGGCACCTACGCCATAGAATGCAGCGCCCTGACGGGTCTTGAACTCCAGCTCGGCCCACTCGCCCACGGAGGCTTGCACTCCGTAGTAGCGTATGATGCGTCGGTTGGCCTCGAGGTTGGCACGGTAGGGAGCCAGCAGACGTGATGCAGCTTTCTGTGTGGCAGATGCCAATATCACGGTGCTCTTACGTCCGGTGAGCGTCAGGTAGAGTACGATGAACATCACCACGGTACTCTTGGCCAGCTCACGGCTCCATGAGAGCACCTCGTACCACTCGGCATTGCCCAGCAACCGGCTGATGGCTCGCTTGTGGAAGGGTGCGAAGGGGTACTTGGCATACTTAGGGAAGAAGAACTGCATCCACTCGATGGGGTGAGCCTCCAAGTAGATGCGGTGGCGCTCGATGTCGGCTTGCGACATGGAGTCGTCGACGGGTGTGTCGTTGTAGATGGACTCCTTCAGAGCCTCCCACTCTCGGAGTGCGTCGCGGTCTATCTGTTTCATCACATGAGCGATTTGATGAACTTATCGAAGAGGCGTGTGAAGCTCTTGGTAAGTTCGAGGTCCACGGGGCGCAGCCATGCGATGAAGCGCTGTGCCGTGCTCACAATCTCGTGTATGCCCAGCTCGGTCTCGAGCTTGTTGATGGAGGTGGTGAGCTTGGCGATGGTGTCGGCCTCCTTGGGTGTGGCGTAGCGACTCCCCGGCTCACGGAGGAGGATGTTGTTGTTTATCTCCACGATTTGCCGTTGCAGACTTTTAATCTGCTCTTCGCGTGTCATGGTCAGGGATGCCTTGTGTTCATCCCATTTGTCGGCCTTGGCCCAGCGTATGATGGTCTGCCGAGATACGCCACACGCCTCGGCTATCTCGGCCTGTGTGCGCGACTCATTGAGATACATCGTCAGAGCCCATCGGCGCATCTGTTCGGATGTCATTTTTGCCATAGTAGTGTGCTGATTTGTCGCGACAAAAGTGACCTATAAATGGCTCTTTCGCAAACGGAAAAGACATGATACAACTTTATAACGGCATGATAACGTTATAAAACGGTATCCTAAAATCGCGATTTGCAAAAGGTGATAAAGCGGGTCAACTTTGCGCAAAACAAGACGCGATGGAACGAATATTCAATATTATCCCGGGCCCGCAGCAAGACACCTGCTGCATCTTGATATATGGGCCTATCATGGAGGGCGAGAGTGCGGGTGCGCAGGATATCGTCACCCAGCTACTCACTGCGGAGCGTACCTACCGCAAGATAGATGTACATATCAACTCATATGGTGGAGAGGTCGCAACCGGCATCGCCATCTTCAATGCCTTGCGTCAGTCGACAGCGGAGGTGACCATCTACATCGACTGCATCGCAGCCAGCACCGCCTCGTTCATCTCGGCTTGCGGGCGCACGGTGAAGATGAGTCGCTATGCCCAGCTGATGATACATCGTCCCACGGGTGGCACCTATGGGGATGCCGAGAACCTGAAGGGGTACATCGCACAGCTGGAGCAGGTGGAGACGATGCTCTGTCAGATATATGCCGAGCGCACGGGGCGCAGCGTGGAGGAGATACGCGCGACCTATATGGATGGTACCGAGCACTGGCTCACGGCAGATGAGGCACTGGCGCAGGGTTTCATCGATGAGATTTATGACGATGTACACATGGTTCAGTCGGATGACAACTGCTCGCGCAGCGAGCTGTGTGACCGCTACACGATGAACTATCAAAACTATCTGGACACAATCAATGTCTCACATAAAACACAAAAGCAGATGATTAACAAATTCAAAGAGCGGGCTGCCTTCGCCGACTGTGCGGATGAGGTGGCCATCATGAACCGCGTTGCGGAGATTGAAGAGAAGGCATCGAAGTATGATGCCGTAGTCGCGGAGCGAGATACGCTCCAGAAACAGGTAGAAGAGTACAAGGCGCAACAACAGCAGGCGCAAGATGCAGCCTACGATGCCGAGGTGGATGTGGCACGTCAGGAGGAGCGCATCGGTGCCGACGAGGTGGAGAGCTTCAAGAGGTTGATGCGCAGGGATGTCGAGAGCACCCGTGCACTGCTGGCAGCACGCAAGCCCAAACGCAAGGTGATGGATACGCTCCACGATGATGATGACGCGTCACACGACCCATGGCGGGAGCGTTTCGACGAGATACGTAAGCAGATTCAGTAACAAACCTTAAATACAAAACACTATGGCGAATCCAAACATTCAAACCGCCTATGCCGGTGAGGTCTTAGAGACCCTACTTGTCAAGGCAACGACCAACAACGAGTTGGTGCGCCGTGGGCTCATCCATGTTGAGCCGAACGTGCAGAAGGCATTCTACATCCCGCGCCTGAAGACGGGTAAGTTCTTGCAGAAGCGTAAGGAGCAACCGGAGGATAGCGATTCGAAGGGCGAATTTAACATCGACGAGCGCAAGCTCGAGCCGGTGGACTTCATGGCCTTCACCACCTTCAATCCCCGCTCCTTCGAGAAGTTCTGGCGGAAGTGGCAACCTACGGGTAACCTTGTCTTCTCGGAGCTTCCCGCAGAGGCACAGTCGGCCTTCCTGCAGGTGTTGGGCAAGGTTGTCGACTTC